TATAGTGCTGCATCGGACGATCGCCAGGGTCCGGCGTCACCGTGCCGGTCGTGATCGTGCCAAGCGACTTCGACGTAACGCGCGCACCGCCCGTGAGTGCCTGATCCTCGACGTCGAGCTTGGCCGTGGCGGCATCATATGCCTGCACATTCGTTCCGATCACGAGACCGAGATTGCTGCGCGCGGATGAGACGTTGCCGATGTCCGACAGGTTGTTCGACGCCGTCAGCTTGCCGCCGAGCGCGGTGGCGATTTCCTGCAGCGTGTCGAACGCCGTGTCGACGCCATTCTTCAGCGCCGTGATCAGCCCGTCCGCGTATGTCTTGACCGCCTTTACGCTCGGAACTTCGGCATCGCTGTTCGAGGCCAGCGTGCCATCGGTGGAGATTGCCGCGTCGGCGTCCTCGATCGACGTAGGCCCAGCAAACCTCGCTAGCCGTCCGGTCGTCGGCACGCCGGAAACGCCAACCTCTCCCGGGTCGCCTTGATCGCCCTTGTCGCCCTTGGCACCCCTCCCGCCCTGCACACCTGAGAGCGAAATCACCCAGTCAGCATAGGTGCCGCTGCCGCCCTTGTTGTCGACCGCCACCTCGAGCACGCCGGTGTCGCGATCGTAGGCGGTCACAGGACCGTTCATGAAATTGGCGGCGGGATCGGCCGTGCTAGCGATGTTCAGCCATTGCCCGATCTGCCAAGACTTCCCCGACTGTGTGGTGAAGGTCTTCGTGCCGGTGTCGATCGCCACGCTCGACGACGACGTACCGCTCAGCGATTCCACAAGCGCGAGCTGGAGGCCGCCGCCGGCAAGCTGCGCGTAGATCGCCTTGAGCAGCGACATCGCCGACCAGGGCGAGGTCGTATCTGTCGCCGTAGGATCTTCGCGTGACCCGAGCGACTGAAGCCAATTTCTGAAACGGACGTTCAGCGCCATCAAATGCCTGCCTGTGCGAGTATGCCCTTGAGGAGCGAGATTGCAGACCAACTGCCCGCGGCGTCGCCGGTCGCGGCTGGGTCCGTTGGGTCACCGAGCGTCACCGTCAGGTCGATCAGGTTTTTAGGATTGTCGTCGACCACTGCTTCGCCAGAGCCGGTTGGCACGCCCAGCTGATCCGCGATGCCCTTCGCGATCGAGAACATGGAGTTGCTTTCAGCAAGGTTGGTCGCGATCGGATCGTCAGGCAGGCCAACAACCTTGGCGCCGTCCAGATATTGCTCGCCGGAGTTCAGCCCGTTCGAGGGGATGCCGGAGGGGAATGGCTGCCAGATCTGCATGGCCGCACGATGGGACGGCCCGCAGACCTCAAACAACGCACACAAAAAAAGGGCCGCCCCTTGGGACGACCCTCAGTTGGCTGGCGCGGCGGAAACTCAGGAAATCGTAGGCGCAGCTGCGGCGCGGTACACGACAGTGTACGGGATGACGATGTCGCCGGTGATGTCCGATGAGAACACCCCGTAAATGCGCGCCTGTTCGTTCTCGGTCACGAAGCCGACCGGGATCTTCGCCATGCGGTTCGCGGCATTCGTGCCCGACAAGGCCGCCTCGACATACGCCTCCCGGCGCCAGTTTGTGCCGTCAACCTTACGACCTACCGCGAACTGCGCGGTGATCGACGTCTCAACCGCCGCAAAGCCGGTCGTGGCTTTGGCAAGATCGAGCCACACTTCGCATTCCATTGCCGGCGCGCCCGCGGCTGGGGTGATCGTGAGCAGCGCGAAGGCAGAGGTTTCGGTCTGGGCGGCGTCGCTGATGGTAAGCGACCCGGTGATGACCTGCGGCGTCAGCAGTTGCTGTGTCGTCTTCTCGAGGGCGAATGACGGCATCGAACGAACTCCTTCCCGGCGGCGCCGGTGTTACTTGACCTGGCGCTTGATGAGCTCGGCCTTGATGTGGTCGATCGCTTGCTCCTTGCCGGTGCCCCGCGCCGGAGCGCCGAGCTTGCGGGCAAGGTTGATGATCTGAGCTGGGGTCATCTGCTTCCAGTCGTCCGGAATGACCACGAGACCATGGCCAGGCTCCAGCATCGCCCCGACCGAGCCAGGCGCCGGCGGAACGCGACCGGACTCGGCCGCTTCCTTTTGCGCCTTGGCTTCGTCATCCAGCGGCGTCAGAAATTTACCCGGCACGCCGGCATATTGGATCTTCTCGCCGGCCTGAACGTCGCGGCCGTCGATGAACGACAGCCGCTCGACTTGAAAGAGACCCATTAGTTCACTCCGGTGCTAAAGCCGCTTCGATACTGGCGATCGTCGAAGCGGTTCTCGGAGAGCCAAGCAATGACCTTGCCGCCGTTCCAGTTCTGCGTGGAGATCGTTGCTCGCAGCCCCAGGTACCGCAAGTAGTCGCCGGACGGGAGGGCCACGCCCTTGGCCACGTAATAGCCCGGCGCCATGGTCGCCTTGGCCAAGGCCGGCGACGTCCAATGCACGTTCGATGCGGAGAGGCCGGTCGCGGCCGAGCTCTCGAGCGTGAAAACGGTCGAAGTGTCGCCGGTGGCGGTGGTGACCTGTTCGAGGATGCCGATGTGCAGATAGAGCGGCTTGCCCGCGCCGATATCGCGGATAGTGTTCGCGGTCAGACCGCCGAGCGGACCGAGATCGATCACGTTCTCGGAAATCGCGGTCGCGGTGAAAGCCTGCGAAATGCAGAACTGATTCTGGCGGTCGATGAGCATGTTGGTTCCTTTGACTGCGATGGCGATCCGAAGGCGCCGATCAGGTCACGCGGGCCTCGGTGATCCGCATCTTGTCGACCTTGTTGATCGGAATATCGTCGAAGCGGACTTTGCGCTTGCCCTCTTCGTTGCCGACCGTGAGGTAGACATTGCCCTTGTTCATGAGCTGGATGCGGAGCATCGTCGACACGACACGCGGCACGTAGAAGGCCGGGCGGCCGCCGCCGGAGGGCAGCTTGTCGACCATCGCGGCCATGAGCTTGAGGATATCGGCCGCGCCGGTCTCGCCGACCAAGTTCGACACATCGATGTTGGCGGCGCGCACAACGTGGCGCCAATCCTTCACGACAAGGCCGGCGTCCTGTTCGAACTTCTCGCAATAGCCGGAGTACTTGCCGCCCGAGCCGTCGGGCGGAGCCAGATTGTGATCGAGGCCGATCTCGGTACGCTTGACGCCGGCGGTCGAACCCTTCGGGTAGACGAAGTGGACCGTCTTCGGCGACCAGTTGATAAGCAGGATCGAGCAGTTGTCGGTCGAGGCGCCTTTAGCGTCGATGATGTTCTCGCCAGACGCTGCCGACAGCGAGTTGAAACGCCCCATGATGCCGTTGAACTTGGCCTGCGAGGTTCGAACGTCGCCGTACAGCGCAGTGTCGACGAGGCCCTGGCTCATGCCCTCGAGTATGCCGCTCGCTTCGATGAGGCGGACCTGGCCGGGGTTGCCTGAGCCGTCAACCAGTTTCGCGTCGACTTCCGACCGGTTCTCCATCATGCCGATCGGCTCGTCGACCTGGGCATAGCTCGACTTCGTCGGCTGGACACCCTGATAGTACGTGCGCCACGTCGGCTCGGGAATGCCAGTGCGGATCGAAGTACGGTGCGAGGTGCCGCCGTTCGCTTCGATCCAGGTCGCCTCATCCAGGAACGGGTTGTCCTGATTCAACATCTCCACGACATCGGTCACGATGCCGCCATCCGGCTCGGTAAGCTTGGCGATATCCATGAGGGTCGGGTTGGTGGCAGCGATGACGCCCATTGTCAGCTAACCTTCTGTTGGCCGCCGTACCAGCGATCGGTGACGGTCGGCTCCGGAGCTTTCGGCGGAGGAGTGGGTTCGTGGCCTGCGACGCTTCCGCTCGCCTGGGCCATCAGTTTTTCGATGAGAGACACGCCGGCAGCGGTCGCCGCGGTCATGCGGAGTTCGTCGTGTTCGTCGGCCGTGATCTTCTTCGCGTCGAGAAGACCCTTGGCCCAATTCGTGATGGCTTCCTTGCGCTGCGGGCCGTTGGCGCCGAGCTTGGCGTCCTCGGCCTTCACGCGCTCGACTTCCTGCGCGTGAGCGGCGATTTTCATCTGCGCGTCGATCGCGACGAGGTCGTCGATGGCGTCCTGATCGAGATTGCGCGCGATGGCGACTTCGCGCAGCAACGGAACGCGCGGGTCCTTTTCGTCGATCTTGATCTGGAAGCCGTCCGGCACCTTGACGGTCTCGGGCAACTTCACTTCGAGCTTGATGTCTTCCGGCTTGCGGGCCTTGAGCGCCGCATCTCGCTCGGTCGCGGTCTTGTGGAAGCTCGTCAGCTCAGCATAGTGCGCTCCGAATTCCGGCTTGATGCTTGAGGCGTCCTGATCCCAATGCGCCTCCGGCAACCATTCGGGACGCTGCACCGCATCGCCGGGTCCAGGAGGATTCGGCGGGGTCGGAGGCGTCGGCGGGGTCGGCGGTACGTTCGGGTCCATGGGCGCGAAAACTGCCCCCGACCGGAAATCAGCGGCAACGCACGCAGCCGCTACGACCGCTTCGGCTTCGATCTGGAGGCCGATATCTCGGCGCCGCGCGTAGCCATGAGCTCGAGCCGCGCGACAAACCGGCGCTGCGCTTCAAGCTCTCGCAGCTCGGCATCGCTGGCGTTCGGCGTGTTGCGTTTCTCGATCGTCTCGGCCCGCAGGAAGTCCCGAAACCGCTCGCCTTCGCGCCCGCTCAGAACGCGCATAACCAGTTCTTCCGGCGTGTCGGAGGGCAACTCGTCAGGCTGGCGCGACCCGCGGCGCGGCTTACTCAGATCATCCCACGACGGCCCGCTCACGCCGGCACCGCCTGCGGTACGTTCACGTTCGCGGTGCCGGCCGGAAGATAGCCAGTGGCCTTGAGCACCGGCAGCAGCTGTTCGATCGCCGCGGTCAACTTCGCCTCGTCGCGCACGAGGTCCGGATCGATGCCGAGCTTCGCCGCAAGCCTGTTCGAGTACTGCACGATGTCGATCACCACCATCGCGACCTGGGGGCCGAAGCGCGCAGCCACGAGCTCCGCGAACTTGTCCATCCGAACGATTTCTTCCTGTTCCTGCGCGCGCAGCAGAGGTGACACCGGCGTGAGCTGGATTTCCTGCCCGTCCGTCTTCTTGACGGCCGGCAGCACGCCGCGCTCGCCCAGCAAGTACAAAAACCGTCGATAGATCGGGATCTGCCAATCCATGACAAGGTTCGTCGCCGGCGTACCCATGCGCCGTGCCCGCTCGGCCGCCTCGTCAGCCCACTGGGTGGCAGACGGCGGCGTCTTGCCCAGCTGCTCCGGCTTGTCCTGATAGTGTGCGCGTTTGATGATGGAACGCAGTTCGTCGCGCTCGAACACCGTGAGGTCGATCTGCCCCTTGGCCTCGATCACCTCCGGCGCCTTCGAGTTCGGGGCGCGAGGGATCCACGTGCCGGGCTCAACGCCGTTGTCGACGTTGATCACGCCATCGTCCTCATACGAGGTCGGCGGGTCCACAAACTTGTCGTAGTTCTTCAGGTCGAGATAGCGCACGTGGTTGAGCGTGCGGATCGCCGGCAGCACCCGGTAGGTGGGGCCCACGCGCCAGGCGGTGGTGTTGTCCTTGGCCCAGCCGGCGACGATGAACGGACAACTTCCGGGGCCCCGATATTCCTTGTCATAGATGATCTTGCCCTGCACCTGCACGGCGTAGCGATACACCTCGTCCGACTTGTCGCTCCAATTCCGCCAGCAGCCGTCGATGACTTCCACCTCCGGGTCGCCCTGCCCGACCGCTCCCAGCAGCGCCCAGTTGGCTTCGGGCCAAAGCACCTCGGCCTCGCTGCGTAGATACGTCTTCTTCCGGAACGGCCAAGACGTGCCGTAAGGGCCTTTGGCCAAATACACGTCCGGGATCGGGATCGATTCGCAGTGCAGCGGGTGCGTCCTGTCGATATCCTTGATCAGCAGCACCATCGATCCCGGCCCGAGATCGAGATAGCATTCCTGCATCGACTGATACAGATTGCTCCGGCCCATCTCCGAGAACACTACGTTCTGCCGCTTGGCGAGTTGCTCCTTGATCTCGCGTTTGTCGTAATCCTCGATCGTCGCCACCGGCTCCTCTTCGAGCCAGTTATTTTTCTGCGGCGTGAAAGTATTGAGCATATCGGCGGCAAAGTCTTCGAGAACGAGCGTTACCGTCTCGTCGAACACCTCGTCGTAGGAGTTGCCCGGATCGTTCGAGAAGAACTGATGGCGCCATGGCAGCGCGTACTTGTAGCAGTCGGCAATGCGTGGCTGATGCCGGGAACGGTCATGCTCCGCGCGCGCGAACAGCCGGTTCATCTCCGCCAGCCATGGGTGCGGCTGGGCTGCCGCCGGCTCTGGCGCCTTCGGTTTACTCGCCATGTCAGCCCGACCCCAGCAGGCTGGTCAGCTCACGCCGGCGCGTCAGGGACGACACCCCGCGGCCGACACTGCGAACCGATGTTTCTTGCGCGAGCTGATCCTGCGTTGCGCGCAGCCGATCGGCCTCAGCCCGGCGTTGCTCCAGGTCCCGCAGGCGTTTCACTTCCGGGTCCTCCTGCGGAGGCTGCGGGATGTCTGGTGTGCCGAACAGTGCGCCCACGGGCGGGTACCTCGATAATCTCTGCGCCTTTCGCGACAAGATCGCGGTAGAGGCCGTGCGGAGCCAACGCACACGACCGGACGCCGAGCAGCGCCTTGATGGCGCCGACGCAATGCCAGAGGGCGGGAGCGTGCTGGCGCTCGAACCGCGAGGCGAACCGCAACGCCGCTGTACACGACGACAGCAGCAGTTCGAAGCGAGGGCCAAACTCCTCCTCATCCAGAATTTCGATCACCAGCCCGCGCCGACTCGGATTGAAGTAAACCCACCGCCGCTCATCGGCGTACCAGGCCGCGGCGCAGACGTGGCGGAAGCCGGGCCGCAGAAACCAAGACCACCACGGCCGCCCGGTCCCATCGTCGAAGAACACGAGCCACAGCCGCCGCACCGGCTCGCCGCCCGCAAGCGCCTTGGGCTCCAACCTTATCATCGCCGCATTCCGTGCTTCTGGAACGGCTTGTAAGGCCGGCGCGTGTCGACCGGCTTCTTCGGCTGCGACGAGCCCGTGAGCAGCATCCGGCCCTCGCCACCGCCAAGCAGAAGATAGCCGAGCGCGTCCGCCGGATCGGAGTACTCGTCCTTTTCGGGATCCTCCGAATATCGCTCGCCGGCGACCTTCATGCGTCGGTAATGCCACCCGCCATCGAGCGCGGCGATCAACGTCGTGCAGGTCGGCGAGATGATGATCGCGGGGCGCCCCTCCGTCATCCGAGTGAACACCGCCTCCATCGCCTGCAAGCGCACCGAGAAGAGAATGCTCGGTGCCTCTCGCACCGGCAGATTGTGCGCGCGGAAAATCTGGAACGGCACCTGATCGTCGTTCTGGCCCTTGAAGTCGCCGGACGGGTCGCCCCAGATTTCGAACGGCATCCCGGGGAATACTTGCGCCAGTTCGTTTCGCAGCATCGGCGCGAAGCCCGACGCGCCCATGTCCCGCGCGATAAGCTCATGCACGATCTGCCACTGGCCGCGGATCTGTTGACCGAAGATCGCGGCCGGCCGGCGGCCGAAGTCCTGGCCGAGCAGCACCTTGAGCCCGCGGATCGGCTCGATCTGCTGCTTCGCGACGTGCACCGCGCGATTGAAGTCTTTCAGCACCGGCTTGCCGTCGCGCCGCGGAGAGACGCGGTTGAGCACGTTGGCGTCGATCCACGCCTTCGTCTTGCCCTTGATCGCATTCAGGTAGTAGCCGGCCGGCAGATACTTCAGGTTCTCGGCGTCCGGATTTTCGACGTAGCCGCTCACATTGCCGTCGCCGTCCTTTTGCTCGAGCAAGCCGGGCGGCTGGACGTAGAACTCCCAGCCTTCCGGCTTTACGGCCGCGCGACGCTGATCCTCCGTGTACCAGTCGGGGATCGCCACGTCCTTGCGCATGACGGGCACCCAATGCGTCTCGTCCGGCGCGTTCATGTCGGCGATGACATGCGGCCGCACGGGGCCGCCGTCGATAATGCGCGGATAGCGCCCGACGCGGGTCACGCCCTCGTCGAACAGCTCGCGCGCCTGGAACTGCACCTCGTTCCACCATTCGCCGGTCGTCTCGAGCGATTTGAAGTAATCCGCCGATCGCTCGTCCTCGAGCGCCACGAAATGGGCGTCGAGCTCGACGTCGCCAATGCGGATTTCGTGCAGCATCGGCTTCGACCAGTAGAACTTGCCGTAATCGCTCTCCGGAAACCACGACAGCCACGACTTGAGCGTGGTGTCTTCGAGCTTGCCGTAGGTGTCGCGGAAGATGTGCCAGCGGGAGCGCCGCCGCCCATCCTTCTGCTTCACCTGTTCGAGCGCCGACATCCAGATCGACATGATGCAGGCGCCGGTCTTGCCGGAACCGATCGGCCCCTGAATGATCTTCACGGTCGAGGTGCGGTCCGCCATAAAGGCGCGCAGCACCTTACCGTCCGGCCGGAATTCGCGGATCACCATGCCGCTCGGCAGCTTGCGATAGCCCTCGGGGATATCGTCGCTCATTCGCGCGTCTCGTCCGCGAGGAGGCTCTTGCGCCCGCGGCGCCGGCGGCGGGCATCGACGCGCTTCACGCGCGCAGCGCCGATATCGGAGACGCCGGCCGGTAGATCCTCGGGCCGCGACTGCGGCGCGCGGTCGATCGACACCACCGGCAGGATTGTCACGTCGCCGGTCATCGCGGCCGCGCCTCGAGGACCGACTTCACGCCATGCTTGAGCCCATGGCAAAGAACCTCATCGGTATCCTCGTTGATTTCGATGCCCGCCCAACCGCAAAGGCACCGCACCACATGTCCGACTTCGTGCGCGAGCGTGCCGTACTCCTCAGGCGTGCGAGGCCAGCGCGGCAGCCAGATGATCAGAGCGCGCCCTTTCCGGCAGTAGTACATGCCGAGGCCGTCAGGCTCTGGCGCGCCGGGCCAATCGAGCTTCCACTCCACAAACTTCGGCGCGCTCGCGCGCGGCCCGATGATGCACGTGAAGCTGAAGTTGAACATGCCGAAGTGGACATGCACGACATCGAGCCCGAGCTTCCGCGCCAGCGCCCGTTCGTTCATCGCGGCACCGCCGTGTTCTGCAGAAAAAATCCAGAACCATTCGGTCCCGACGTTTCAGGGAGATTTTTTAGAGCGGGAGGGCGGTACACACACCGCGCGGCCATTTTACCCCCCGGCGGCCCGGCCACGCGCGCGCGCAGAGAAAGAGGCCCAGGCTGACAGCTTAAGCGGCTCATCGGCAGCGCCAGCCTCTCGCCGTCACCGATCATCGTATTCCCCACCGAAGGGAGTACCCAAGGCCGGTTTTGCCTGTATTTCCTGCACTGTCTTCGCCGACTTCAACGATTGTTCAATGCGGCCACCGCCAGCCGGGTCGCTCAGGTCGATGACGTAACCGGCTTGCACCGTCACCCCGACACTGACCGAAACGTTTGATCCGCTTGATGTTTCGCCCTTTATGTCGCCGCTGGTGACGAGGAGAGCCTGCGCCGCCTTGATCGCGACGTGTTCGCTCTCGGCGTCAACAAGGTCCGCGATCCGCGCCGACGCTCTCAGCGCGCCTCGCTGAATGTTTCGCGCTCGCTGTCGTGCGATAAATGCCTGTACGTGAACCATCCCAAGCGAGCGGCAGAGATACTGTTCGGTTATGCCGACGCGGGCGCAGGCGGCCTTCTGTGTCTTGCACTCTCCGCTCTCGAGCAGGGCAATCGCTTGCCGCACCTTGGCCGTTACGCGGCGTTCTTTGACGGCTCGCGTTCGTCCAGGCGCTGGCGGTGTCGTGGTGGCTGCGGGCGCGGGCAGGTTCGGTGTGGCTTCGCTCATCGCGGCAGGCATGTCCTCGCGCTTTGCGCTTCGTCATGGTCCTCGGTCGCGATGCGACCTGCGGAATGGGTGCAGGGTGTCGATTGGCTGGGGACGGGCCAACGCACGCATTTATTCGCGGTGGTGCTGACACGCGCTCAAGCCCTGCGGCGCAGGCGCTTTCACACTGTTCGCGCTGCGTCCCCCACGCCTTGACACCAATCGATTCAAATCGCCGGAACGCGCGATCAGCTATGCATGCATGGTGCATCGATAAACGCAGCTATGCGTATATGGTGGGTTGATAGCGTCCGCTATCTGTGCATGATGCTCTCTTAGCGATGTGCAACGCATCGCCGGGCTTCGCAGGCCCGCACTCACAAGGAAAGCACCATGAGCCGCACCAAGGAACGCTTGGAATACGCTGCCGCCCTCGGCAGTCTTTTGACGCTAGAGGCGCAGGCCGCCGGACAGCAGATGTACCCCCACATCGTCGCACGTGACGTAGCCGAGCTGATGAAGCTGGCACGCAGGGCCGAGCGCGTCGCCATTGCGCAATGCAACGGCATTCCGCGCTTTGACGCCAAGTCCGGCCAGATGGTCAGCACGTGGACCGAGGACGACGAGGCGAAAGCCGAGAAGACCCGCGCCAACGTGCAGGAGAAGGTCAAGAAGATCGGCGCGCGCTACGACTTCAAAGGCTGCAGCGTTCATGGCGACCCGCGCGGCTACGCCCTCAAGATCAAGCTGGCATCGGGCCGCACGAACAACGCAGGCGGCGACGAATGGGGCGTGCTGTCATGATCGACGCGCGCACCCTCGCCGCCCGTTCGATGTGGTCGGATAAGCCACTCGTCCAGGCATTCACCGCGCGCACTGGCCGCGTCTCGTTCTCGCTGCGTGAATTGACCGCGTTCGCCGAGCAGCTGCCGCACGTCGAGTTCGCCAGCATCGCCGCCAAGACGGGAGCGCCTTAACGAAAGCGGGCCGCGCCGGTTCGCAGCCAGCGCGGCCCTCTCCGATCCGTGACCACAAGGAGAGTCGCGGCGGATTGCCGGAACTATAGCACAGCGCAGGGGGAAGCCGCCGTAGGACGGTTTCCCGGTGCGCTCAGCATCCGGCCAACGCAGTGGCCGCAACACGCAAGGAGTAACAGCTATGACGACCACGCTACCCCTCAACACGCTCAAGATCGACCCGATGAACGTCCGCCGCAACGGCGGCGAGCCGACGCCCGAATTCATCGCCTCGATCGCCGCGCACGGCATCATCGAGCCGCTGCAGGTCCGACCGAACGGCAAGGGCCACACGGTGTTCGCCGGCGGCAACCGCCTGCGCTCGCTCGAGGCGCTGGCGAAGGCCGGGAAGATCGCCGCCGACTATGCGGTGAAGGTCGATATCCACGAAGGCCTGTCCGACGCGGATGCGCGCGAGCGCAGTCTGGCCGAGAACTTCGTGCGCGAGGACATGCACCCGGTCGACGAATATCGCGCGTTCCTCGATGTGCATGCCGACAAGTCGCAGCCGCTCGACGCCGAGCAGATCGCCACCCGGTTCGGGCTCGACGTGCTGCACGTCCGCCAGCGCCTCGCATTGGGCGCGCTCGATGACGCCATTCTCGATGCCTGGCTGGAAGGCCAGATCAACGAGGACGCCGCCGAGGCCTTCACGCTCTGCCCGAGCAAGAAGGCGCAGGTGGCGATCCTCAAGAAACTCGGCAAGGGCGGCCAACGTGTGCAAGCCAGGGAGGTCAAGCGCGAACTGAAGGGCGAAGGCGAGAGCGTCGGCAAGTATCTCGCGTTCGTTGGGAAGGAAGCCTACGAGGCGCGGGGCGGCAAGGTCACCGAGGACCTGTTTGGCACCGATCACACCCTCAGCGATCAAAAACTGATGATGGCGATGGTCGCCGAAAAGACCGAGGAAGTCTGCAAGGCGCTGACCGACGCCGGATGGTCATGGGCGATCCAGCAGCCGAACGACAGCTACAGCTACGGCACCATGGAGGGCAAAGCGAAGCCGCCGAAGGAACTGGCCGACAAGCTGGCGGCTGCAGAAAAAGCGCTCGACACGCTGCAGCGTCAGGACGACTACGACAGCGACGACGAGGACAAGCTGCAGGATGCCGTCTTTGCGCTTGAACAGGCAATCGCTCCGCTCGTCTTCACCGACGAGCAGAAGAAAAAGGCCGGTTGCTTCGTCCGCCTCAACAGCGATGGCGAACTCGAAATCCACTATGGCCGCGTTCGCCCGGCCGAGAAGCGCGCGGCGGCGGCGGCCGAGCGCAAGAGCGGCGGCGGTGCCGGTACCGCAGATGCGCCGAAGCCGAGCGAGGCCAAGGTCGTTTCGAACGCGCTGCGCGACCGCCTCTCCGAGCAGTTGATCGCGGCGACCAAGAAGGCGCTCAAGGCCGACAAGGCCGCCGATGGGCTGCCGACGATCCTCAAGGACTTGGTTGCTGGAATGATCGGCAGCTATGGGCAAGGGCATGTTGCCGATACGCTGCCCGCCATCCGCGACGCCATCACGCCGAAGGTGATGAACGAGGCGATCCGCAAGGAGTTCAAGCGGGACGACTATTTCGGCAACGCGCCTATCCCGGTACTGCTGGCTGCCATCACCGAGGCCGTCGGCGCCGAGCAGGCGAAGGCGCTCAAGGGCAAGAAGAAGGCCGATCTGGCCAAGTTCGCGATGGCGAACGTTGCCAAGACCGACTGGCTGCCGAAGGAACTCCGCACCGCCAACTATGACGGCCCGGGCGGCAAGGCCAAGACGGCGGCCCGCAAGTCCAAGTAACCTCAGCGCCGGGTGGGGATTCGTCCCTGCCCGGCCTTTTCTTGCCCGAGACGACCGTCATGCCCCGCGCGCCCAAAGAGACCATACCGCCCGAGCCGCCTGCGGCGGACGCCCCAGAACATGTGCGGGCGCATTGGTGGCGCGTGCATGTCGCGAAGCTGGCGCGGCCCGCCCTGGCCGACCAGCTTGGGAAGTCGGCGGCCTATATCCAGCGGATGGAGGGCGGCGAAATCAACGGCAGGCCGATTGAGGCCGCCGAATATGCCATGTACCGGCTGGCTTGCGCGGCGATCAGCGCCGGTGTCAAATTCGACTGGATCAGCACGACGCTTGAGATTGCACCGGGCGTGACGGTCAATCGTTCATCCAGCTAAGCCGCCTGCGCCTCCTCGGGCACCGCGAGCAGCTGCGACGCTTCGAGTTCAGCCATCCGGAGGATGTGGGCCAGCGGCTCAAGGTGTTGAGCCGCCGCCAGCGCCCCTAACTCTCGGCACATGTGCCGGATGAAAACGATTGTTTGTGTGCATTCGGTCGAAGGTACCATACTCACGCCCTCCCTCGCTTCTAGCGATCATAGGAGTGATGAGCTGCGCGCGTCCACAACCTGCCGAAGGTGGGGCCACGCTGGTATCATTGGGCGAACAGAGACTTTTCATTTGTATCGGTTAATCGAGGTTGTCGAGTGGCCGAGAAGCGCGCTTCACATAAAGCGGAAAATGACAGTCCGACCCGACTAATCGTGCACTTTCCGCTTCTTCCAGCGTATGCGCGCCGCAGCCTTCGCCGCCTCGCGCCGCCGGGTGCGCAATTGCGCTTTGCGCCGTCTGGCTTCGCCGCTCTTGCGGCCACCGCGCGCGCCGAGTTCGCTCATCAAGGTTCGCTGCGATTTCGGATTGGCGGTCGCCTGCAGGCGGAGCAGCTTTGCCTTGAGGCTTTGCGCCGTCATCACCGCGCCGGCCTTCGGCGTAATGGTTAGATCGAAGCCATTGTCGAACAGCGCGTCGATGATGATCTGCAGTGTACCCCATTGCGCCTGCCGCCCGCTCTTCTCATCGACGTGCAGCGCCTTCGAGTAGTACCGCTCGGGCAGCCCGGCGAATTCCGAGAACTTCTCCATCGGGTAGCCGAGCGCGATCCGCTGGCGCTCGCACTCCAGCATGATCGCCCGATAGATCGGCGTCGCGGACGTCAATTGCGCGCGCCCTCCCTGACCCGCAGCACCTTGCCGCGCGCCACCAGCTGCGCGTGGATCTGTGCGGCCAGGATGATCGCCTCCATATCGTCAACCGCGCCATCGGTCGCCTCGATCACGGCGTCGGCGATCACGCGCAGCACGTCAGCCATCGACCTTCTCCTCGTTTCGGGTGCCGTAGATTGCGGCCAGCTGCTTGTTTGCCTCCGCATAGTCCTCGGGGCGCGGATCGGCCGGCGGCGCGTTGTCGGCGCCTTCAATCTCGAAATCCTCGCCGTGCCGCAGTTTGAGTTTCGCGACGATCCGGGCCTGCTCTGCCGTGATGCGCTTCTCCGCCTCCTCGTCCGCGCGGATCGGCCGAAGTCCGCGCGCGCGGCGCAGCGCCTCGAAACTCTCGCCGACGCGCTGCCGTTCCTCCGTGTTCTCAACCTCGCGCGGCCGAAGCTTGAACGTCTCCTCGATCTGCCGTTGCTCGGCGTGCACGGCGTCCAGTTCGCGGGCGATGATCTTGAACAGCGCGGGCGTGGTCGGGAGCCAGTTGTCGCCAACCTCCGGTACCTGCCCGCGCCTGATCTTCTCGCACGCGCGCTCGATCGCCCAGGCGGGGAGCGATTCCAGATCGGCCAGCACGTCCGCCACCAGCGACATTTTCTGCTGATCGGTGAAATTGCGGCCGCGGAGATACCCGCCGAGCAGCTGCGCGATCGCCGCCGCGGCCTTCTGGCGCTGCGATGGGCTTTCCCTCGCCGCCGTAAGCATCACCGCGAGTTCTTCACGGCGCTCCTGCAACTGCCGCCGCTCTCTCTCGCTCGGTACGCGGTTGCTCGACGGTGCGGAGCCATCGTCAGGCCGCCAGAAAATCCCGCGCTGGCACTCGATCACGATCCGCTGCAGCACCGGCTCAACGGCGTAAGCCGGGACCGAATGTGAGTTGCCGCGCGCCGTCGCCGGCGCCATGGGTCGCGTCAGGTCGAGTTGGGGCAGGTGCTTCATGGGGGCGGCTCAGCTGTTCGGCGATCTGGTGGAAGGTCAGCGACGATGGCGCGCCAGGCGGCCCGCGCTGGCGGCCTAGGCTCTCGAGGTGCCGTTTGATCCACGGCACCGGATCGGCCACGCGATTGCGCTCGGCATCCTCGATCGCGGCGGTGACGTGGATCGCCTCGTCGTTCACCAGCTTGAGCCACTGACCGACCAGCGATCGGCAGCTGTCCGGCGTCTTGCCGGTGATGCGGGCCAAGGTCCCGAGGCCGCGCCGGAACAGGTCTGTCCGGGCGTCGACCGGGCGCTCGCCATCGAGGAGATCGGGCTGGCGCGCGGAAGCGTCAGCTTCCGGAGATTCCTTGTATTGAATGTCTTCTTTATTGCGTCGCTGCTGCGTCGCTGCTGCGTCGGTTCCTGCGTCATCGCCTGCGTCGGTAGGTGCGTCACCCGGCAGGCTGACGCGCTGATATTGATTGTACTTTCTGATAGTTATGATGGTGATGCCTGCGTCGGTCACTGCGTCAATCTCTGCGTCACCGTCTGCGTCGGTTTTCAGAGTGGTCAGAAAACGCCGCACCTTCGCCTCGCTCCAACGCCACCGCTCGGCCATGTAGCGTGTCGAGGCCGCAAGCTGCCCGCGCTTCAGTTCGTAGCCCTTCCCGGCGATCCGGCGGACGTGCGGCTTCCATGCTGCCGAGGCGAGCAGCCACAGCCATGCCTCCAGCTTGGACAGCGGCTGCCGCTCATCCCGGAATTTCGGATGGTCGAAGATCCCGCGATCGACGGCGAAGACCCCGCGCTCACTCATCGGCGGCGAACCTGTTCTGTGAGCCACGGTACAACTGCCGCCACGCGCTCATGGACACGAAGGCCTTTCCGCCGCCGGCGTCGCGCAGGTCATTGAGCAGACAGCGCACCGGCGCCTCGATCGAGATCAAAGCCTTCACCAGCTCGTGCGCCTTCCCGACCAGCTCAGCCTGCCGGCGGCGCTCGTCGAGAAGGTGTTGCGCGATCGCCGGCGAGAGGCCGATGCGCCCCGCCGTCACCTCGACATTGTTCGCGCGCTCAGCCAGGTCGTTGGCGTGCAGCTTGAGTGCCACGGCGATATCGGCGAACGATGGCTCGGACTTCACCATGAGAAGTCCTCAAATTCCCAGCCGCCGCCTTTGCTCTTGGCAATCACTTTCACGGCACGGAAGCGAAACGGATAGCGATCGGCGGCGACCTTGATCTTCACGCGCGCGTCGTCCTGCCAGAAGCCTTTGACCTCGTGCATTTCAATGATGCCGCTGGCGTCGAGCACCGCGAAGTCGGGGGTGTAAAACGTGTTGTCGGCGAGGCGCAGCTTCACGGCCTCGAAGCCGTACCAAAAGACCTTTCCCGCCACGCGCCGCGCTTCGAGATGCTCGCTATAAGCGGCCTCGGTTTTATTCATGTCGCCCTTTTTCAGGCGACCGAGCGCATACATCGCGGGCTTGGGCGAGAAGCGGAAAGCCATTTGTGGTCCTCGTTAGAGTTGGAGACGGCGGCAACGTGGTGTGCACGGGGGCACCGCCGTCTCCTTCGCTTTCGCCAGGACGCTTCCGCCCTGCAGTGGCGCCCCCATGCGTCCCCTTATTCCGTCGCGGCTTGCCCGGCGTCGGTCGGATTGAACGGCGGATTGCTCACGTCCGCGGTCGAGGGCTGGCCTTCCGGCGGCAGATCGTCCCGCTCCGCCAGATCCATCTGCGCGTCCTTGGGGCCGAGCATCGCCGCCCACACGGCGACGCCCTGATGCCAGCCTTCCATCCATTGCTGATACTGCGGCACCGATGGATCGTACGGCGCCTTGCACGGCTCGCCGGCGAGCGCCGCCGTCTTGCCGTCTTCACGTGCGCGTTCCGTCGCCGGCCGGCGATCGGGCTCGAACATCGACGACTGGAAGCCCACGGATTGCCCGGCCCACCGCGCCAGCTTCAGCTTGCGCTCGATGTCCGCCTGCAGTGCCTCGCCGCTCTTGGGCTGTTCGAGCAGCAGCAGCTCCTCGATGTCCGACTTGGCGTTGGGGCCGTATTCCGACTTCGCGAGCTCGAATGTGGCCTTCTTCGCCGCCTTCGCCTTGGTCAGCACCGACTGCGCCTCGGCGATTTCCTTGTCGTGCTGCGCGACCTTGGCCTTGAACGAATAGATCAGGACGCGCTGTTCGTCCTCGCTCAGTACCCGCTTCTTGAAGTTGT